GATGTACAGAGGGTGTTCTTACACTTTGAATGAACCCACATTTGGGGGATTGTGTATGGCCGTTATGATAGGTCAAAACAAATCTCCTCATATTGTTGGGTTTCATTTGGGTGGAGTGAAAGGTACCAAAGCCGGATGCGGTGGGACGCCTTTGCAGGGCGATATTCTTGCAGTAATTAAAACATTGCAAGAGAGTCACCCAACACACTTTGCATCAGCTTCTATGGGAGAATTTCCAGTTGAGATTTATGGAGTTCCTACATTTCAAGGAGCGGAGGTGAAGAATTCATCTCCGTTGACTCGTATTCAAGACACTAATTGCCGTGTATATGGCAAGTGTCCTGGAGCAGTACATAGCAAGAGTTCTGTGAGAACATTGCCAATGTCAAAACGAGTGGAAGAAGTGTTTGGAATGCCTAATCTATGGGGAGCTCCCAAGATGAAAGGACCAGATGGAAAGAGTTCCTGGTGGCCTTGGCAGACGAATTTGGAGTCATCATTGAAACCATCTATAGGAGTTACACCAGAATTGCTTAAAAGAGCTTACGATGATTACGTCGAAACTTTAACAAGTATTCTGGATAGGAAGCCATTCTGGAAGAAGAAGATCAAGCCTCTTTCCGATGACCAAACGGTTAACGGAATAGACAATTGTAAATTCATTGACAGAATGTCAGCTAAGACATCCGTGGGATTTCCTTTGTCCGGTGCTAAATCAAAGTTTTTAACAGAGATAGAGCATCCGGATTTTGAGTATGCCACAGTCTTGGATCCTATGTTTTGGAAAGAAGCACATCGAATGGAGGAGTGCTACAAGCAAGGGCGCAGAGCTTATGCTATTTTCAAAGCTTCTTTGAAGGATGAACCTACGAAGTTGTCTAAGGACAAGGTACGTGTATTTCAAGCCGCACCTATGGCTCTTCAACTTTCAATTCGCAAGTATTTCTTGCCTATCTGTCGTTTTTTGTCGTGCAATCCATTGGATTCGGAATGTGCTGTGGGTATTAACCCGCACAGTCCGGACTGGGATGAGTTGCATAGACATGTTGCGTCAAAAGGTAAGAATTGTATGGCTATTGATTACAAGAAGTATGACACTCGAATGCCATGTCAATTGGTGTATGCAGCATTTGCTGTGTACATTGACATTGCAAAGCATTCTGGTAATTACACTGAAGATGATCTAGCTATCATGCGTGGTG